TGAGCGCACGTTGAACGCGCTACGGGCACAGGTAGAGGCATTGTCGGTTGATCAAGCCAGCGACGCCTATACGGCCGCCGTGAGGGCATTGAAGCAAGCCGAGGGCGTGGCGTTCACGGAAATCGCCAAGGTGCGCCACGAGACGGCGCTAGCCAAGGTGCCCGACGTCGTCGCACACCTGCGCGACTGCCTGGAAAGCGAAGACAAGCTTCTCGTGATGGCGCATCACAAGGATGTGGTCGCCGCGATCTGCGCGGAGCTTGCCGAATTCGGCGTTGTGCACATCACGGGCGACGATAGCTTGACGGCCCGCGACAAGGCGCAGACCGCGTTTCAGACTGATCCAGGAACGCGCGTGATCGTGTGCAGCATCATGGCCGCGGGCGTTGGCATCACGCTGCATGCGGCTTCGCATGTGGTGTTTGCCGAACTGGATTGGACACCCGGCAACATGATGCAAGCGGAAGCGCGCGCGCATCGCATTGGCCAGCGTAAGAGCGTCTTGGTGCAACACGTCGTGCTTGATGGCAGTCTTGACTGCCGCATGGCTGAACTGCTGATCCAAAAGCAAGAGGTAATCGAGGCGGTCACTGATCGCACGACCGCTCCGCTGCCCGAACCCGAATTGATCAGCGCAGAGACGCTGGCGCAGATCGCAGGCCGAATGTGCGAGTGCGGTCATTCCTGGAATGAGCACATCCGCACGGCAAACGGCGCATATGCGTGTAAGCATCACGGCTGCGGATGCCGTGATGTTGTGCCCGACAATGACCTGCCGCCTGCCCAGGTGCAAGCGATCCACACGGCAATGCGCATGCTGGCCAGCATGTGCGATGGCGCGCGGGCGTTGGATGGGCACGGCTTTAACAAGCTTGATGCGCCGTTCGGCCACGCCATGGCGGCCAATGCCACGCTCACCCAGAACATGGCCAAGGCCAGCCGCAAGCTTGCGGTCAAGTACGGCAAGCAGCTGCCGTCCGATCTATTGGCCGCTTGCAAGGGCTAACGCTAGCGCATTGCCGCCGGGTGCGATCCGGCGGCCTTGCGGTAGGGTTGACCTACCCCGCCACGGTTGCTAATGTGGCGATCTTAACATAGGAGCAACGTCACAATGTCGAAATTTGCAAAGCGTCACTATGAGGCGACCGCAGAAGCCATGCAATGGGCCGTTCGCAGTAGCACAAACAAAAACGAAACCGTTGGCGTGTGGAAAGCCATCGGCGAAATGGCGGGCATGTTTAAATCCGATAATGGTGCGTTTGATCGCGAGCGATTTTTGAAAGCGTGTCAGCCCGGAACGAACGTGCGTTCGCCTTTGGGCAAGCCCGCAGCCAAGTCAATCGAAACCCGCAGGGGCCACACCAATGTCTGAGAACAAAAAACCGCGCACGCCGCCTTTCAAAGAAATCGTGCACATGCGGCGCAAAGGCGAGCCGCACATCTATCGCATGAACATCGCGCACAATCCCGACTGTCCGGGCGGCGGTGTCACGTTCGAGTACGGCTATATCCGCAGCGAAAAGCAATTAGTCGGCAAGATGTTTCACTTCCGCCCGCATTGGTGGGCGCAATACCTTGGTGACGGAACGGAAGAAACGTTCAACACCAAGGCGGAAGCTGTCGCCTGGATCAAAGAATGGGATGAGATCGGAGCATAGTCACATGGCTGTCGAACAAGCCCGCGGCTGCGGGCACCGAAAAGTAGGCGGACTTTATTTGGTGTGCGATGCACCGGGTGCGCCCTGTTGCAAAATACCGTTTGAACTGCACGTCTGTCCGACGTGTAACCAGGGCATCAAACAAAGCCGCGGCTGGCAATGGATTGACCCGCGGCCGTGGAGCAAAGGCCCGTGCACCACACCGCAAGCGGTATGGCGAAAGAGTGCGCGATGTCCGCTTGCTGACCCGGACAAGCTTGGCGACAAGGTCGGGTTGATCTGGATCGGTGCGGAGTATTACGCCACGCCCGCGGACTTCATGGCGGAAGCGCACAAGATGGGGATCAGCCGCCGTATCAAGGCCGTGCCGCGCGGGTTCAAGCTAGGCGAGCACTGGGTATTCCTGGCACACCCGCGGCTGCGATCTGTGACCGTGTCTTACGAAGCAACACCGATGCACACTGCGCTGGAATGGATCGCGGGCGTGTTTCAAGTGATCCGGCCGACCAGGATCGAAAAGATAATCACCGACGTGCAGGCCAACGATCGCGAGGAATTCAAAAAACTGATCGACGCGGGCATTACACCCGTGATCGTTCCGGCCGATGATCCCGACCACGCCGCGCGCGGCAGCAAGGCCATGGAAGCGGAGTTGATCTAACAAAAACGGCCGCCGGGAGGGTCTAGCTTCCGGCGGCCCAAGTTCGCGTACCATTGCACAACGGGAACACTCATAACCCGGAGCTTGGATCAAATGCAAACGATACCTGAACGCCTGTTGGCGGTTCATCGCGAGTTCTTTGTGATACGGCAAACTCTGCCGCTGCGCTGCGTTCAGGCGTTTTTCTTGGTGGCGCAAGAGGAAGGTTTGACCGTGTCGGAATACGCGCGCCGCGCGGGCATGTCGCGCACGTCCATGTCACGCAATATCGCGGACCTGACCACGCGCAACCGCGCCAAAAAAGACGGCCATGCGCTCCTGGTCAAGCGGGAGAACGATGAGAACCTATGCGAGCGGCGCGTTTATTTGACCGACAAGGGCAAACAGCTGCTCGAATTAGTTACGAACGTAATGGAGGGGAGAAATGAAGGTAAAACAAATCTCGCTGTACGTTTGGGAAGTCACCGGTCCCGAAATAATCCCAGCCGATCCCAAACACCCCGAACTCGGTCGACGAGTGTACGGCCGATTTGACCATCCGCACGACGTGCTGCGGTTCATCGCGGACTGGGGCTGTTATCTGCTCGATGACACGCCTGAAAGGTTTGCTCGCGATGTCTGACGCTCTCGCCTGCGATCATTGTCGCAAGGTCACCGGCAGCGCGGTGCATTACACTACCATCGTGCTGGGTGACGGCACGACGGTCGATGCCACGCTACACGAGGATTGCATCGATGACTTCATCGATCAGCGCAACGCAGGCATCACCTACGACCCGCAGAAGTACAACGCAGCCCTGGAAGGCCTGCTGCTGCACGGCAGTAAGAAACACAAGAACTGAAATCATGAGTGAGATGGATAAAGAACGCTGCATTGAGGCCATCAACCGCGTAGCGGATATGCTCTGCACTGAGTTCAAGGAACTGTCAACTGCAGAGCACGTGTTTGTGTTGACCATGAGCATACAAACTATTGCTCATATCGTTCTTCAAGACGACGGAGAGCATGATGACGCCGACTGAATACAAATATAAGGCTAGGCCGGTCGGCGAATCCTGGGGCGTGTTCGATCCCTGGGGCAATTGCGTTGGTATCTACTGCAACCAATTCGAGGCGACTTATGCCGCCCAACGGCTGATGAAAGCGCACAAGGAAGCACAGGAGCATGATCACGATGAGCTATGACAGCACGCCATGGCGGTGCCAGCACTGCGGCAAACCTGTAACCTGGACTGAACGGCGGTGGGCACTGAGCAGGCTGCGCAGCGGGGCACACTACAGCAACCAGGAACTCCGACAGTTCGATCCGGGTTGTCGCAAGTGCGCTGCCCAGGTCGTGCACACCCTCGTAATGGAGAAACGCCAATGCCATACGAAGATCCCGGCCACGCCATGATGCAAGCGGCGGCGTCAATCGCCGCAGCTATCAACGACTTCAACGAACAATTCGCTCGTTATATTCTGCTGCTGGAACGGCGCGAGAATCGCTTGGACGTGATGACCCGCGCCGCCCGCGAATTGGCCGATGCCGACGACCAAGGACGCTATAACGCGCGTACCGCCGACTTCCTGCGCCGCAACGCGCGCAACCTGGAAGACTACCGCGGACGGAACTCGGACCTGGGCGACAATGTTGAACCGTTCCCCAAAATAGACTAAGGTCACCGCAAGTCGTCGTGACACACGACTTGGCATTTTGCGTGTCCTAACTACTTAAGCCCGCGGTGGGGTTGGCTCTCCCGCGGGCTTTCGTTATGTTTCCAGTCGAGCGCGGGGGAGATGATGAGCCGCGCTAATGCCGACCATACGCGAAGGCATCTACAGCCTCTTGCGGGCCGTTGAGATTGATACCAAAGAGCTAGGACGCGCGCACGTCGATCCCTGGCCCAGCCAGCGCATGGTGATCGACATGATCGCCGATGGCTTGGAGAACGGTTGCCATGAGTTCGTCATTCTTAAATCGCGTCAGATGGCAATCACGACAGTATGCAGCGTTATTGAGTTATTTTGGGCACTCGCGAATCCGGGTGTTCAGGCGGCGATCATTGCAGATCGCACAGACAATCTTGAACGATTGCGCAGAATTTTTGCTTCGCTACTTCAAACATTACCGCCTGAGTGGCGTGGTGCCGATCACGAACTTGTCCAAAATAATCGCACCGGCATGGCTTTTGCAAATCGTTCGGTTATTGATCTACTTGCAGCGGCGAATAACCCCGACCTAGGCGCTTCCAGATCCCTATCAATGATGCACGCCACCGAGTGCTCGCTGTGGAAGAACATGGCGGGCGTCGAGAGCTTGCGCGCCGCGTTGGCGCGGAAAAACCCGCGGCGACTTTTTGTCTGGGAAGCGATCGCCAACGGATTCAATTGGTGGCACGGTTTCTGCCAGCAGGCCAAGCAAGACCGCCACATGCGGTTTTGTTTCATTGGTTTCTGGGCCAACCCGACCTATCAAATAGAAAAATCAGATCCCGACTATCGCACCTATTGGGACAACCGGCTAACCCAGGATGAAATCCAGCGCGCCCGCTACGTCAAGCAGCATTACAACTACACGATTCGCCCGGAGCAAATAGCGTGGTGGCGGCGCGAAAACGAATTCCGCGCCGAGGAATACTGTTTCCGGCATTATCCATGGACCGAGAAAGAGTGTTTCATCGCCAGCGGCACCGGATTCTTCCCGGCCAAGCGCACCTTGGAAATGGCCGAGCAGATCGAGCGCGAGCGGCCGGTTTTCCGCGGCTACAAATACAAATTCCAGGAACAGTTCTTATTCAGCAGCATCGAGCAAATCAAAGATCGCACCAAGGTGCAGTTGCGCGTATGGGAGCCACCCGATCCGCGCGGCATCTATGTGATCGGCGTCGACCCGTCCGGTGGCGGCGGCGGCGAGGCGAACGATCACTGCATCCAGGTGCTGCGCTGCTACGCCGATCGCATCGTTCAGGTCGCCGAGTATCTGAGCAACGAACCGCTGACCTACCAAATTGCCTGGGTGATGTGCCACCTGTGCGGCTCGTATCGCAACCACATGGCTAACCTGGAAGTGTCGGGTATCGGCTCCGCGGTGCTGCCGGAAATCCGCAACCTGCGCCAGCTGGCGGAGCGCGGCTTGATCCAGTCCGAGCAGGGCACGGAAAACATCCTGAAAGTCATCGGTAACGTGCGCTGGTATCTCTACAGCAAGCCCGACAGCTTGGGCGGGGCGTCGAACGTCATCGCCTGGAAGACCAATGCCGACAACAAAATGCAGATCTTCTCGGAAGTACGGGACAGCCTCATGCTGGACCGGCTGGAGATCCGATCGTCACGGACTATCAACCAGCTGCAGGCGGTGATAGAAGACGAGGGTTGGCTAGGGGCCGGTCCCGACACGGGCGAAGGCGACGACGCCGTGATGGCGCTGGCCCTGGCGCATCATCCCTGGGCGGAACGTATCCGTCCCGGTCTGGTGGCGCGCGGATTGACCTGGAAAGCGGTGCATGCCGAGCCACCGCCCCAGGATGTCGGGTTTACGTTATCCATCGCGTATTCCGACAAGATCCAAAGCATTAACCGGAAGTCACGGGAGAGACGAGAGCGGTTCTAATGCCGATCGTCCGAACCTATGCCTGCGCCGAGTGCAATCACTTCATGCGCGTCACCTTGACGGCCGAGCAAGTGGACGATCCGCCCCCGGAGTGTCCGCAATGCGCAGCCACCGGTATGTCCCAGGAGTTTTACGCGCCGGGTATTCTTGGTTCCAAGAAATCGAAAGCGGTGGCGCTCGCCGAGGATATCGCGGCGCGCGACTACAACGTGGCCGATATGACGGGCGTAGTAAGTACTACAAGGGAAGGGGATCGGCAAAAAGTAAGGTACAAAGATCAAAACAAACAGCACGGAGCGACCTGGGAGGGCAACCGGGAAATGCTGGAGACAGCGATAGCTGTCGGTCGTGGTACGCGGAAGCAATACGGATCTGGCTTGGACGTGATCAAGCAAATGCCGGATCTGATCGCGATAAGTAAGGGCCGCTCGACAAGGATCTGGTAATGCTACGCATCCCAAACGATGAATCGCTCGCGTTGTGGATGCGAGAACTCGTCGATGAGTGCATGGCATCGGCGGGCGAGCGGCAAATGGTCTATTCGCGGGCCACGCAATACTATTACCAGGGCAGCTGGAACCTACAGGCCGCGATCCACAACAAAATCAAGCCGATGGTCGATCGACTATCCGGTTTTTTGATGCAGCCGACCGATGTGCGCTTTAATCTGGTCTATGACCGCACGGAACCCGATGATGTGCTCAATCAAGCAGAAGTCGCCTCCGAAAAACTCTCGGCCGATTACCGGCAGTCGGATTCCGATATTACCTTTGCCGAAACCTGCACCTGGAGCTTGATCAATGGGTGCCATATCCTCAAGCATTTGCCGCACGAAACTGGCTTCAAGATCCATTCGATCCATCCGCAGAATTTCGGCGTACTTACGGAAACAATTCTGGACTTGGCCGAACAGGAAGCTGTGTGTCACGTTTCATTCCCCACACTTTCACGTCTTAGCAATTACCTCGATGAAATCGGACACCCGCGACGCAACCAAATAATCGAGCAATTGTTAGAGGCACGCCAAGGCGATCGAGATGAGGAAGAACCGACTTACTTCCATCAAATGGTTGTCGGCGGGCTGCAGCCGCTTGGCACTGGAGATCCGAACGACCCACCGTCAGCAGCAGGTATCGTCAACATTTTCCCCGTGCCTACGCCCTGGCGACCTCAACGCCGCATTAGCCGAACTGTTCGCTTCTGTGAACTCTGGGTCAAAGATCGCGCAAGAGACGGCGATTGGACGACTCTCCAACTTGTTTACCCCGACATCATCATCGAAGGCGACAACACCCGACGCAACCTAAGCAAGATCCCCGGCTACAATCCGTTCGTGAAGGTGCAAGCGCAGACCACACCCGGATATTTCTGGGGTCGCAGCGTCATTGCCGATGTGCAGATGTTGCAAGACCTGATCAACAAGCGGCTGCGCGACATCAAGGTGATGTGGGATCGTAACGCCAGCGCACCGATGACGTTATCAGGTTTCACGTCGGTCACCGAGGAAATGTATTTCAAGATCATTTCTGAAGGCGGCTTCATTGCGGACAGCAATCCAAACGCCAAGGCGACCCCGATGGTCGAGCCGCCGCCGCCGAATTATTTGGAGGAATTGGAATTCATTTGGAAAATGTTTGACGAGCAAAGCGGTTTTACGCCGATCATGTCGGGGCAGGGTGAGAGCGGAGTCCGGGCAGGGACACATGCGCAAACCTTGGTTCGCACGTCTTCGCCGCGTCTTATCGACCAAGCGGCACGCATTGAACGCGCTCTGGCGGAAAGCGGCTATTTGGCTTTTCGACTGATGCAGGCCATGGACCCGGACGTCTACACCGCGGAGGGCGGCAGCGACTTCACGCTGGCGGCCATGCCGGAAGGGTTCCAAATCGAGGTCGACAGCCATAGCGCCTCGCCCGCGTTTGCCGAGGATAATCGGCAAGTTGCAACGGGTCTGGCCCGCGCCGGGGCAATTGACGCGGAGGATTTAATCCATATGCTGCATCCTCCTGGTGCCCAGTTGCTCCTGGCCCGCCTCAAGCAGCGGCAGAAGGCCCAAGCTCAACAACAGCAGCAGCAAAAGGGCGAGGAACTGATTAGGGACGTCATAGGCTTGCCGCAAGCCAAACAAGCGCAAGGCGGCCGACGTCGAGGCAAATAGATGCCGTTTGATCCGACCGACCCGACAAGCGGTGCGCCCGGTGGTGGCGGCGGCGGTTCTTCGCTGCAAGTGCCGCCGCCTATGGGCGGCATGCCGGGGCGCGGTCAAAGTCCGATCCTGCAGGCGCTTATGGGCGGCCAGGGCGCGCAGCCCAGTGCTCCCGGTCCCGGCAACCAAGCGGATGCTCACGGGCATATTCAGCTTGCCGTTGCCGCCGTCGAAAAGGCCATTGCCGGGATGCAAGATCCGAAGGACAAGCACAACCTTGCGCAGATCCTAGCCCGTCTGACCCGGATTTCGCCGCCGCAAGGCGCTCCGCAGATGGGTGTGCTACAGAACATCATTCAGCGTATTGCCGGTATGCTGAAGCAACGCTCGCAGATGTATGCGGGCATGCAGGGCGGCGGCGGGCCAGCCCAGCAGATGGCGCAAGCCGCGCCGCAACCGACTCCAGGTCCGCCAATGGGAGCATTTCCAGGAGCATAGCCACGGGGGAGAGAGAAACGGGAAACCGTGGCACAAAACCGATCTTATGATCCGCCCATCAGTTCGCCGCCGGAAACGCCGCCGCGGACTATTCTGCAAGTCGACACTCAATCCGAGGTTTCGGAGTGGGGCGCGATTCCTTCGGTTGTTCCGAAGCCGGAGGGTGGCGTTCCGCTGCAGCCGTCGATTGTTGGCAAGACCAACAGTGATGGCGGCGGACGACGCTGATGCCGCGCACTCTCACCGACGAACAGCTTCGTTTCTATGAAGCGAAGCGGGCAACCGCGGATCTGGCCGAATCCATTTTCGGCGATCCGCAGCTTGCCGACGAAGCCAAGGCGCTGATCAAGCGCAAACATCCCAACCTGCCGATTCCCGATTTCGACTTGCGATCCGAGATGAACCGGCGGTTCGATGCCGATCGCCAGGAGCGGGAGGACGCTGAACGTGCCAAGCGCGAGGAAACAGACAAGAAAGAATTTCAGCGTCTTCGTAAAGAAACGCAGGACAAATACGGATTCACCGACGAAGCCATGGCCAAGCTCGAAAAGTTCATGGAAGACCGCTACGTCGGCGACTACGAGGTTGCCGCCTCGTACTTTGCTGCGCAACAGCCGAAGTCGATAGACTCAGCGAATGATCCCCACTTCTGGCAACATAACAAACAGAAGGGTTTTCAGGAGATCATCAACGACCCGGAAGCATGGGGGAGAAACGAGTTGTTCGGCGCGGTGACGCGCGACATGCAACGGTACAGAGACGGGAGGTAAATCGTGGCTCTCCTAGGCGCTGGCTTGATTCCAGGTGGACCGGTCGGTTACGAACTTGAAGCAACCGTTCGGCGCGTATTTGCTCAAATGGTCGTGGTTTTGCTCTACAAACAAAACCCGTTGCTGTCGTTACTGCTGAGAAATGCCATTCGTGCATCGGGTGGCGTCTCGCCGTACACACAGCCGGTGCAGACCGGCAAATATGTTAATAGCTCCTGGATGGGACCGGCCGGGCAGTTCGATATTCCTCCCGACGTCGCGGCCACCGTGAACGCCGAATTCAATCTCTGCGCTCTGGCTACGCCCGTGACCAGCTTTGGTCTGGAGCAGCTGGTGACCCAGGACGCGGTCGCGGTGACGTCGCGGCTGATGTTGAAACTGAATGATATGAAGAACAGCGCGCTGGAAACGCTGTCCGCCGCGTTGTTCAGTTCCAACGCTGGCGATGTGCTGCAGATGTTCGGGCTGAACGATGCTTACGGCAACGTCAACACCGCGCAGTTCTACGGCAACCTGGACCGCACGCAATTCCCGCGCTGGCAGGGGTTGGTCGTACCAGCTGCCGGTGCGATCCTCACGCGCGCCGCGTTCATCCCTAATCTGCTTCGAGTAGCGAAAAATGCCGGTGGCGAAGCCGTCGATTTTGTCGTGATGTCGGTGGAGGATTGGACGACTTTGCTCACCGATTTCATGGCGGTTGAGCGGTTCAACACAGATCCGTCGACGCGCTACGGCAAAGACGATCCAGTCAACGCGGGCTT